CGAATCCCAAAACACGCCCATCGTGCGTCTTGCCGTCAAGGGCTGGAGCCAGTTCCAGCACTACAAGCACCGCAAGCCGCCATGGATCAGGCTGCACCGGAAGCTGATCGACGACCTCGATTGGAACCGCTTGCCTATTGCTAGCAGGGCGCTAGCACCAATGCTCTGGCTGCTAGCGAGCGAGACGATGAACGGCGTAATCGACGGTGATAGCGAGTCGATAGCGTTCCGCTTGCGCTATGCTAGCACAGACTTTGAGGAGGCATTAAAGCCTTTGATTACAGGCGGTTGGATCATCCGCATTGATCCAAAACCGGCCGTGCTAGCACCATGCTCGCAAGATGCTCCCTCAGAGTTCAGAGATCAGAGAACAGATACTTTAACTTCTAATCATACTGATCCCGCGCGCGACGCTGCGCCGGAGCGTATCCGCTCCGCGCCGCGCGCGGACCTATCGGCCATGAGCGTCAACGAACGCATGCTCGCGCTGGCCGTCGCGAAGCGCAAAGCCTTTATGGGGAACGCATGAGCAACCCCGACGACAACAAGGAACTGGTGGAGATCGTCGCGAAGGCTGCGCGCGAGCTTGGGAAAGCCTCGATGCGCGCCCGCGCTGCGCTCCTCACACATACCGCAGAGGAGGGGAAATGACTTTCAGAAACCCCGGCTGGTACTGGGTCAAGCGCGTTGCAGATGAAGACTGGCAGCCCGCCCGCTGGGCTCCAATGAAAGAATACCCCGGAGAATGGCGCTGGGAATTTTTTTACTACCGAGGCGAAATCCATCGAGGGCGCGTCCATCGCGTCGGAAAGCGCATTCATGCTCCGTCTTGATCCACCAATTCCTGTAACCGTCATGACCGACACCTTGCCGACAGGTGTTGAGGCCAAGAGCGGGCGCGGCTGGTGCTACGCCTGGAAAGAGTGCGGCATTGACGGCCACCGTATGTGGATCGTCGTCATGGACGAAACAGGCGAGGTGATAGACGTGCCGCAGCCGGAAATCATTGTCGATCCCAATTGGTCTTACGGGAGGCGCATTTGAACGGCAGACTCTGGACCGCAAACGACACCGCCACTTTGCGCCGTATGGCTGGAGCCGGATATTCAGACGGCGAGATTGCCAGCCATCTAGGCTTTGCCCGCGAGACGGTCACGCGACGCAGACTGTGCCTTGGCTACGCCGCCAGCTTGAAACTTGGGTGGCGACGCCGGTTCATCCGAGATGTTAGGATCGCGGCATGAGCAAGCCCCTAACACACCAGCAAATGCGCTGGAATCGCCACTGGAATTGCCGGCTGGAAGCGGACCCGATGGCGCGGGCAATTTGGAAAGCCGCTAAGGGGAGGTTGACGGTAAAAGAAGCTATCAAATGCTCCGACGCGGCTAGGAATTCCCTTCTTTTGGAAGCTGAACTATTGGCGGCAGCCGCTTATCCGCAGGTAGTCGCGCAGATCGGCAAGGAATTTGGCAGTTCAAACAAGAACGACGCCGTATATCGCCGCATGAAGCAGCTCGGAAAGTCCTTGACTTTCTAAATCACAACTAACGCATATGGGAAACCGTTACACCTCAAGAGGTTAGCGGTTGGCTCTGACTCCCCGGCAAGAGCGCTTCGTCGCAGAATACCTGATCGACTTGAACGCCACCAAGGCGGCAATTCGTGCTGGGTATAGTGCGAAGACGGCAGAGCAGGGCGGAGCGCAGCTATTAAGAAATATTAAGGTTTCTGCGGCTATTGCGGGCGGCATTGCTAAGCGCGCTGGGAAACTGGAAATAACCGCTGAGAAGGTGCTGCGCGATCTGGAAGAGGTGCGCGTACTGGCCATCAAGGACGGCGCCTACGGACCTGCCGCCAAAGCCATCGAACTGCACGGCAAGCATATCGGCATGTTTGTCGAGCGCACCGAGAACAACACAAACCTCGTTGTGAGAGACGCCGTAGACCGGCCAGAGCGTGAAACACGCGAGCAATGGATTGCCCGTCGTTCCAAGGAGCTAGGCATTGACCCGAGGCTTATGGGCGCCGCAGCCGGGGCCGCAGACTGATGCAATCTCTGCCGACTGGTGCCAGGAACTTCTCTACGGCGGCGCGGCCGGTGGGGGGAAGTCTGACTTTCTGTTGGGCGACTATCTTCAGGATGTCGAGCATTACGGCCCCGCGTGGCAGGGCATCCTGTTTCGCCGTTCCCTGCCGGAGCTTGAGGAAATGATCGCCCGCAGCCACGAGCTGTATCCGGGCAGCGGCGGCGTCTGGCGTGAGCAGCGCAAGCGTTGGGAGTGGCCCAACGGGGCCATGCTTCGTATGCGCTACCTTGAGGCTGACCGTGACGCCACGCGCTACCAGGGCGCCGCGTACACGTGGGAGGGCTGGGACGAGTTGGGTCAGTGGGCCACGGCCTACGGCTACAAGTACCTCCGGGCCCGCCTCCGCAGCGCCCACAACGTACCCCGCAAGCGCATTCGCAGCACGGCCAATCCGGGCGGCGTGGGGCACCATTGGATCAAGTCCAAGTTCATTGACCATTCCCGGTTGGGATTCTCGCCGTTCAAAGATCCGGACACGGGCGGCGATGTCATGTTCATTCCGTCGCGCCTGACGGACAACGCTATCCTGATGCAGAACGACCCGGAATATGTGGGGCGTCTGAAGGGGCTGGGCTCGCCCGCTTTGGTCAAGGCGTGGCTTGAAGGCGATTGGGATGTCATTGCGGGCGCATTCTTCCCCGAATTCGGCCCGCAGCACATCGTTCGCCCTCACGCGCTGCCGGAGGACTGGACGCGGTTTCGCGCCATGGATTGGGGCTCCACAAAGCCTTTCTGTGTTGGCTGGTACGCCATCAGCGACGGCAGCATCCCAGCATATCCACGCGGCGCACTTGTTAAGTACCGCGAATGGTATGGCAGCACAGGTGAGCCCAACGTTGGCCTCAAACTGACAGCGGAAGAGGTTGGTGAGGGCATTGTCGAGCGCGAGCGGGGCGACCTGATCAGCTACGGCGTCATCGACCCGGCGGCGCACAATCACGACGGGGGGCCGTCCATTGCCGAGCGTATTTTAAAGGGCAGCGGCGGCAAAGTGGCATTTGGGCGCGCTGACAATTCGCGCGTCGGCCCTCGTGGGGCCATGGGCGGCTGGGACCAGTTGCGGGCACGCCTGAAGGGCGAGGACGGGCGCCCGATGCTTTATTTCTTCGACACCTGCCGCGACTCGATCCGCACCATTCCGGCCCTACCGCATGATGAGAACAAGCCGGAGGACGTCGATACCAAGGCGGAGGATCACGCGGGAGACGAGACGCGCTACGCCGTGATGAGCCGCCCCTATGTGCGTGAGGCGGCCCCGCCTCCCCGCAAAACGGATTTCTTCATCGGCACCCCCGAGGGCGCGATTACCTCGAACCTCTCCATCAAAGAGATGATCGAAAAACAAACTCTCCGCCGGAAAGAACGTGAGGGCGCATGATCGGCCAGACCTCCGAAGTGACCAGCGCCGACAACGGCACGGTGGACACGCTCGCCAAGACCATCAAGTCGCAGCAGGATTTTCATAAGTATTGGATGTCGGCCATCGAACTAGCCGGCAAGACGGAACGCGATTGGCGCGAGGACGCCAAGACGGCGATCAGTCAGTTCCGCTCCGACAAGGACGGGTATCGCACCGCCAAGTTCAATATCCTCTACGCCAACATCCAGACGGTGTGCCCGGCGATCTACAACAGCGTGCCGTCTGTGGACGTGCGGGCGCGCTTTGGCGAGGCCATGCCGGTGGAACCGCCTCCGGTGCCGCAGAACGACCCGCAAGCCCAGCAAATGGCCGCACAGGCCACGGCAATGGCCCAGGCGGATGCCGAGCGGAAGAACAAGGACCGCAGCAACGTCAGCCAGACCATCGAGCGGGCCATATCGGTTCAGTCCGATCTGTACGATTACGACGACGCGCTGAAGTCGGCCGTCAAGGACCGGGAATTGCTGGGCCGCGCCGTGACGCGCCTGCGTCTCAATCTGGTCAACGGCCAGGATGAGACGGACCAGGAAACCGGCAACGAAATCCCCGGCGCCGTGGTGTCGAAGCACATCACTTGGGAGCCGGTGATCTGGGACGACTTCCGCCTTGGACCGGCCAAGCGGTGGCAGGATACGCCGTGGATCGCCTTCCATTGGGTGTTCACGCGCGACGAACTGGAGGGGCTGAACCCGGAACTGGCGTGGAAGGTCAATCTCGACGCCACCGTCGAAGGCCAACCCGACAAAGACGCGCTGACGCCCGACACGTTCAAGCGCGCCAACGTGTGGGAGATTTGGGACCGCTCCAAGCGCAAGATTTATTGGCTGGCCGAAAGCTACGACCAGGGGCCGCTGAAGATCGAGGACGACCCCTATAAACTGCTCGGCTTCTTCCCGATTCCGAAGCCGCGCCTCGCCATCGAAACCACGGACACGCAGGTTCCCATCTGCCCGTTCATGGTGTGGCAGGCCCAGCAGGCGGAAATGAACAGCCTCACCCGGCGTATCGGGGCGCTCATCAACGCAATCAAGTTCCGTGGCATCTACGACGGCGCGTTCGAGAACGCGGTCAAGGCCATGAAGAACCTCGACGAGGGCGAGATGGCCCCGGCGCCGGACGCGGCTCGCGCGCTGGTACAGGGCGACATCGAGAAAGCCTTCTGGCTTATGCCCATCGAGCAGGCCGTTGCCACGCTGAAGCAGCTCTACGAATCGCGGGAGATGTGTAAGCAGGTCATTTACGAACTGACCGGCGTTGCCGACATTCTCCGGGGCTCGACCAAGGCCAGCGAGACGCTCGGCGCGCAGGAACTGAAGGCACAGTGGGGCAGCCTCCGTCTGCAGAGCGCGCAGCAGGACATTCAGCTACACGCCCGCGACCTTATGCGGATGACGGCCGATTTGATGGCCGAGCATTTCACGCCGGAAGAACTGGAGGCGATGACGGGCATCGCGCTTACGCCGGAGCAGGTGAAGCTGCTGAAAACCGACATCAGCCGCGAATTCAATATCGACATTGAGACGGATGGCACCATCAAGGCGGACTTGGGCAAGCAACAGGAGAACGTCGGCGGCTTCGTGCAGGGGCTGGGCTCGTACTTCGAGGCGGTTGGGCCTGCGGTGCAGGCTGGTTACATGACGCCGCCCGAGGCCGTGGGACTGGCGCGCACGTTCGCCCGCAACTTCAAGTTAGGGCGGCAGGCGGATCACATTCTGGACGAATGGCAGAAGCGCCTGGACGCCAAGGCTAAGGAGCCGCCCGCGCCGCCGCAGCCCGATCCCAAGCTACAGGTCGAGCAGATCAAGGCTCAGACCGCGCAGCAGCAGGCACAGGCGGAAATCGCCAAGACCCAGATGCAGGGCCAGATTGACCAGCAGACCATGTCGCAGGAGGCCCAGCTAAAGCAGGCCGAGTTCGATATGCGGATGCAGGAGATGCAGGCCGAACAGCAGCGCGAGCGCGAGCGCCACGCGATGGAGATGCAGAAGCTTCAGGCGGACGCCGCGCTTACCGCAGGCAAGCACGCGCTTGCTGTGAATCAGCAGGCCCGCGCGCATGAGATGGGCCGCGAGAGCCACGCGCAGGGGCTGGAGGCGTTGGAGGCCAAGCGCCGGAAGGGGCCGCCGAAGTGAGGGACACTTACGTCTTACGCGGCGACCAGTGGGTATCCAAGACCACCGGCCAGCCCATGCAGACCCGTGGCGACTTCGTGCCGACGCCGCAGCTTGTCCGCGACATCGCCCCGTACATGAGCATGGCGAGCAAGAAGATGATCGACGGACGCGCCGCCCAGCGCGAGGACCTGAAACGCACCGGCTGCCGCGTGGTCGATCCTGGCGAATACAAGCCGACCTACGAATCGAAGAAGCGGGCCAAAGCGCACGGGCGCGAGTGGACGCCGCGTGCCGAGCCCGAGTTCAGGCGTTGAATAACCACCTAACGGGTGTTAACATATGAGCGACACAGAGATTGCCGTTGCCGAAGTATCGACGCTCGCTCCTGAAGCGGTAGTCGAAGCGCCCGTCGAAAGGTCGATGGACGACACGCTGGCAGCGGAGTTTGAGAGGATCAAGGCCGCGCGCCCGTCACAGGGCGAGGATGGCAAGTTTCAGGCAAAGGCAGGCGCGACACCCGCGACGCCCGCGCTACAAGTACCCGGCAGCCCCGAGGCTGCGCCGCCCGAACCGACCAAGTCGGCCATCGAGGCGCCGCAGTCCCTGCCGGCGGACGTGAGAGCAGAGTGGGCCACGCTTCCACCCAAGGTTCAGGAGTTCTGGGCCAGCCGGGAAGGCGAGATTCACAAGAAGATCACGACCGATGGGGAGCGGCTCAAGTCCCTATCCGCGTTTGAAGAAGTCGCGACAGGCATTCAGGATCGACTGAGGCAGGTAAACGCCCCGGCCCCGGAGTATTTCCGGCGACTGGCGGCAGCCGACCAGCTTCTCGCCTCTGATGGTGTCCGTGGACTGCAGCAAATCGCGCAGATGTACGGGATTGATATTAGAGCCGCGTTTTCTGGCCAGCCCATGCAGGGGCAGCCGGACCCGCAATTTAACGCGCTCTCTCAGGAATTGAGCGCCATCAAATCCCATCTGACCGCACAGCAGCAGGCTGCCGAACAGGCGAAGCTGACCGAGGCCGAGAAGAAGATCGAGGTTTTCAAAGCGAAGGCCCCGCACTTCGACAAGGTTGAGGCGCTTATGGTGAAGCTCTACGAGCCCGGTATGGACTTGGACGCGCTTTACGACATGGCGACAAAGGCTCACCCGGAAGTCAGCACGCTCATTCGAGCGGAACAGGAAGCCAAGGCGAAGGCCGAGGCCCTGGAGAAGCAGAAGGCGGAAACCGCGAAGGCCGCGAAACTCTCCACACTCTCCCGCAAGCCGGGCAGCGTGGGAGTGGTGGCCAAGGCGGGCGGCAGTTGGGAAGACTCGATGGCGGCAACATTCAGGGGAATCCGGGCGCGCGGTTAAGGAAACCACGCAATGGCATCGCCTAGCTCAGTCTTCACGGAGTTGGTGACCTCCACCCTCCGTAATCACCCGTCGGAGATTGCCGACAACGTCAGCCAGAACAATGCTCTGTGGCGCTATCTCAAGCGCAAGGGCAAGATCGATCTGGAGGACGGCGGCTATGAAATCGTCCGCAACCTCGACTACGCCAACAACAGCACGTACCAGCGTTACAGCGGGTATGATTCGCTGAACATCGGCCAGACGCAGGTTCTGACGGCCGCCAAGTACGATTGGATGCAGGCTGCGGTCAACGTGACCGCCTCCGGTCGCGAACTTCGCATGAACAGCGGCGACAACGCGATCTTCAATCTGTCCAAGGCCAAGCTGAAGAACGCCGTCCGCACCGCCGCCAACTACATGTCGATCGACGTGTACTCCGACGGCGCGCTGACCAACCAGATGGGCGGCCTCGCCTACATCATCCAGACCAACGGTCAGGGCACGGTCGGCGGCATCAACTCGGCCACGTATACGTTCTGGCGCAACCAGTTTCTGGAAGCGACTGGCACGAACGCCGTGACCAAGTCGAACATCAAGGGCTTCATGAACACGCTGTATCTCAGCCTCGTTCGTGGCGCCGACAAGCCGGACCTCATCGTCTCCAGCCATGACTTCTTCGCCATGTATTGGGAGTCGCTGCAGGATCAGCAGCGTTATACCAACGACAAGGACGAGGCGACCGCTGGCTTCCGCGCTCTGAAGTACGTCGATGCCGACGTGATCTTCGACAGCAACAGCAACTTCTCGACCACGGCTGAGAAGATGTACTTCCTGAACACCGACTATCTGGGCCTGGTGGTTCATCGCGATGCCAACTGGTCGCAGAT